AATTTACATAGATAATATACAGGTTTTTTTGGAGATAGGGGGATACTATGGATGAAAAGCTAGTTATTAATTGGATTATTGACGAGTTAAGACATTACAAAACTTATGAAGCTATATTGATGGAGCTATTGAAAGAACATAGTACAGGGGAGGATTACCAACCACAAGCCACAGTTATTAAGGATATTCCGACAAGTATTACTAACAAGTTCCACAGTAAAACAGAATCATTAGCACTATATAACAACGAAATCAGGTCAATTGATAAAGCAATAGAGAGAATAAGGGCATGGTTGCACATACTTGACGAGGACGAAAAAATAATTATCACTAAAAAGTATATACAGAATATACCTACAAAAAAAATAATTGATAATTGGCATAATGAGATTTGTGAAAATTCGTGGCATATAATACGACGTAGTGCATTAAGATGTATATATAATTGGGTTGAATTTAGTAGTTTTAGCATGTTACAATGATAGTATGAGACAATATAAATTAACACAAAAGGGGTGGCGAAAATAAAGCCACTTCTTTTTATTGTACCTTGACAACTGAATAAGCAACAAAAAATATAGGCACTCCTGAGGGGGTGCTTTTATATTCTCAAATTTAATTATTATTAAGGAGGATAATATTTTATGGTGAAAAAGGTTTACATTTGTCCAGTTTGCAAGGTACAGCACGACACAAAAAAATTAGCATATGGTTGCATGAGACAGCACAAAGTCATAACTCTAACAACATGGGTTTGTAATACATGCAACGTTGAAATAGACATCAGAAAAAAAGAAGAAATCGAAGAGCATAAGAAATATTGTGCTGATTATGAATCGCTTATGATGCCACATAGACATAATAGAGTGGGAGTATATTGTTTATAGTATTATGAGATAGAAAGGGGTGATAAGCATGGCAACAGGACTTACACCAAAGCAGGAGAAGTTTGTTCAAGGGTTGTTTAAGGGGTTATCACAGCGACAAGCATATAAAGAAGCCTACGATACAAGCAATTGGAAGGATTCTAGCATAGATGAAAAGGCATATCAATTATCAAAGAATGTCCATATTATGTCCAGACTTAGAGAACTCCAAGAAACTATAACACAAAACAACAAATGGACAGTTGAAAAGCTAATCGAAGAGTTCGAGGAGCTGAAGGACAGGTGCAAAATGAATATACCTGTCCTTGATAGACAAGGTGAACCCACCGGAGAATATAAGTTTGACTCAGCCGGTGCCGTCAAATCTCTGGAAAACATTGGAAAACTTCTGGGAATGTACGAAGAAAAAATCAAACACTCTGGGAAAATAGAATTACCAAAAGTTATCATATCAAAATAATGTCATTATGTCTCAATCACATCCAAACATAGCAATATCAACAATACTAATCAATCATACTTTTTGTGCAATTTGTACAGTCAATATTGGATTATCCAGTATCTATTGTCATATCCATACGCAAATCCGTTAGATTGTTGGTATTGCTATGTTATACGATTATTACTAACTACATGAGATTGGTACAAAATTATTATTTTGTACAATCCCAACATATGGAAAACAAAGGAGAAATTATGATTGCTTACAATTATTACAAAGTAAATCGCAGAAAAATAAATCTGCTGTGTTGGTATGTAATTTTAGTCTAAATAAGGTCAAAAGATAGGCCTGTCAGGTGCGAGCATTATACATACTATATAAGAGGTTAGACCAAATTCAAGCAAAATAAAACCAGATAAACGTTGATAATACAAGGATACAACGTGTTTTTATAATGGTACCGATTTGGTACCGATTTCGGGGGCGATGGTACCGATTTGGTACCACGAAAATTATACATATTAGAGGTACAATATGACAAAAGCATTGAAGACTATAAGCTACGAGAACGGCGATAATGGAGAGATATACCGCAAAAATAGTTACGTTGATATGCAGTTTGATGAGGAGGACGGCTATCTATTCTGGAGACAGAAAGCATGTGTCAAGATGTTCATAGACCAACCGCTTCCTGATGTGTTCAGCTTCTCCGATAGAGGACGTATATCAGAAATGAGACATTATATGTTACGTAATAACCAGTTCTTAGCATACAAAAGCGGTAACTATATCAAGCCGATTGGCATACCTGAGTTATGCAAGATATTTGAGCTAGGTAACAAAAAATGCAGGACATTTGTCCGTAAACTAAAGGATAATGCCATACTTAAAGAGGTTAAGTTCGCAGGGTTAACCTACTTTGTAGTCAATCCCATCTACTTTCTGAAAGCAAAGAGAATAGACTTAACACTTTATCTATGGTTCCAGGAAGAACTTAAAGAGGTAATGCCAATATGGGTAATCAATAAGTTTCTGGAGCAAGCCAAGGAACTTAAACCAGATATACAGATAATCAAATGAGGTGGCTATGAGAAAAGAAGTCGAAGTCAAACTAACACCGCTATACTTTGACAGGGTATACAATCAGCCATACAAGGTCATTATACAGGTCGGTGGTAGGTTCTCAAGTAAGTCTTACAATAGTGAGATAGAAATGGCCTTACGATTATATGACAAACCTAACTATAAGCTGTTGGTAATAGAGGACTTAGAAGGTGGACTAACCAAAGGATACTACGCAGGTCTTAAACATAAGATAGAGTTACTCCAACATGACAGTATCTACAATATGACCAAATCACCTGTTCAAATGACTAATACTGTTAATAATAATGTTGTACTGTTCTCTGGATATGCTACCGACCAACAGAAGAAGTCTGTTAAGGCTATTGACCAAGTAACAGAGATAGTTGTAGAAGAAGGTGAGTGGCTTACTTATGATGATTTTGTTGCCTTACTGCATCAGCTACGTGGTGGCAATCCAGAAGATAGACGGCTTAATATATTAATGAATCCAGTTAATCCTAACTGCTTCGTCAATGAGATGTTCATAGAGACAACACCTGACAAGGTTATAGAATACTTCCCTAACAGCAATAGACCTAAGATATTTGAAAAGAATATAGAGTCAACCTTCGAGTATCAAGGTAAGACCATAACAGACTATACCAAGGTTCTTATAGTGTTAAGCACACATCATGATAACCCTTATTTGACAATAGACCAGAGAGCGAGTATAGAGAAGCTAAAAGAGACTGACCCTGACTTATACTTACAACTTGGAGAAGCAAGGTTTATACAATCACAGGGAGCTTACTTCCCAGAGTTTAAGCGAGAGATACATGTAATAGAACCATTTATAATCCCGCCACATTGGCGTAGATATAGAGTTTTAGATTATGGGTTGGATATGCTTGCGTGTTATTGGGTGGCAACTGACACTTCAAACAAGGCTTATTTTTATAAGGAGCTATACCAACCCAATCTAATTATTTCAGAAGCGGCGAAACGAATCAGACTTATGACAGCAGAGGACGAGCATATATATGAGACACTTGCACCACCTGACTTGTGGAATAGACGGCAGGAAACAGGAAAGAGTGCATCCGAATTATTTGGAGAAAATGGTGTCTGGCTGACTAAGACCAATAATGACCGTATACAAGGATGGTACAACCTTAAAGAATGGTTGAAACCTTATGAAGATGAACAGCAGATACTAACCGCAAGCCTAGTTATAACCAGTAATTGTAAAAATCTTATCAGGTGTTTACCACAAATTCAGAGAGACGAGAAAGATATAAACGATGTAGCAAATCAGCCACACGAGTTAACACATGCTCCTGATGCTGTTAGGTACTTCGTTTCTGGTAGGCCATGCCCTACTAGGATTGTTTATGATGGCAAAAAGAAGAAACTTGCTGATAAGTTAGGTATTAAAAAGAAAGAGCGTAAAGGGGTGTTATAGTGGCTAAGATAACAGACTTTGTAAAGAGAGTGTTCAAGAAGAATCCGACTAAAACACTCATAGAACGTGATAGGCTGTACAAGTATGAAACGCAGGAAGACAGAGAGAAGACGATTAAGTATTTATACAACTATGCAAAAGGCAAAAGGGGAGAGCAGGAACGCAAGTGGCAAGTATATGACGATTACTACAACAACAAGCACATAACACAAGTAGAGACATATCAACACTGTATGGACAATAATATTCCTTGGTTACCTGCAATAGTACCTGACCCATATATTCATGTTGAATCACAAATTAACCCTGACATACCGACATTCGAGTTCAATGGTCGTGATGATGATATGGACAGTGAAAAGGCAAAACAAAGGCAATATGTAGTGCAATATGTTATTGATAATAGTCACCTTGCTACACTTAATACGGAAAACGAAAGGGAATTAGGAAAACTTGGTAATGCTTTTTGGAAGGTTTGTTACAACTCGAAGAAGCAAAAACCTGGGGGAATTTTTGGAGATATAGAAATATTTAACCCTAAATGTGAGGAGATATTCCATGACCCAACAGCAACAGATATAGACGATTGTGAGTATGTTGACTACTCTTATAGTATCCACAAAATGAAGGCTTCAAGGATGTTCGATAAGGAGCTTGAAGAAAAGGGGATGTATATTAGTGAGTTTGGAACAAATACAGGCTTTAGTGATAGTAATATACTTGATAGTAGTATACATGACACTCAAGACGATACAGTCCAAATTATAGAACATTGGTTCCGTCAACCGTATGCAGGTAGCGACAAAATGAGCATACAAATCAATGATAAAGAAACCGTTGATATTGATGTTGAATGGGAATCTGGAGATATTGCTTGCAGTATTATGATAAACTACAAGGAAATCAAGTATATACCTAAGTTTTGGATTAAAACTGGCAAACAAAATAAAATGTATCCTTTTGTAAAATATTGCAAAATACCTAATGTTAAATCATTTTGGGACAAGTCGGACATAGAAGTAACGAAGGATTTAGTAGATGCCGTTGATAGAGAGGTTGCAATGGCATTATTGAATGATACTTATATGGGTAATGACATTATAGTGTGTGAGGAAAACGCTTTTGCTGATGATAATGTTCCGAGAAATGAGCCAGGTGCATTGTGGAAAATGAAAGACGGAAAGATGGGTTCCGTTGCTAGATTATCAGGATTACAGTCTAATCGTGGAGCATGGGAAACGGTTGAAAAATTAAGGGGATTAATTCAAGAGACAATTGGTAATTTTGATTCATCTATGGGTGCGGAGCCTGTGAGGGTGACAACAGCTTCTGGAATAGCTCAATTAAACGAAAGGGCAGATTATCGCAAGAACATCAAAAAGGCTGACAGAACGGCAGGATTTGAAAGACTGTATAGACTTATAGATTTCATGGCCTTAGAGTTTTATGATGATAATAGAGTTATATATCTAGGAGCCAAAGAGGAAGGTCAGGAACCTATTGTCTTTAATTACAACAGTGACAATATAATGCAGACTGACAATGTCACAGGAGAGCAGTATATACCTGATGTAGATTGCGTTGTGACCGCATCTGACCCACTGACAAAGAGTAAATCATTTACATTGGCATCTACAGAAAACTTACTTAGTAAGCCTATCACGGCTAATAATTATAAGTTAGTTGAAGCAATGGTTGACATTATGAATTTACCTAATAGGAAAGATATTAAACAAGTGTTAACAGAGACATTTGAGCCACAACTACAATTACAAAATCTTAAAATTATGGCAGAAATACAAGCAATGCAACAGCCTAATATTGGTATAAGTGCTAATGTATCGCCAGAGCAAGAGCAAGAGCAAGAGCAAGAGCCAAACTATGATGAAATAATAGCAGGACTATCACCAGAAGAACAACAGGCCGTGATGGATAATCCTGATTTATTAATTAATGCTTTGGAAGGAGGTTAAATGTAATGGCGAAATGTAAAGCAATGAATCTAAAGAAAATGATTATGGAAAAGTCTCCAATGGATATGAAGCGAGATAAGAAAAATGGCGGTAAAGAAATGATGCCAGAGAGTAAAGAATACAAGAAAAAGACACTACCATGGTCAAGTCAAAATAAAAGTAGGAAAAAATAATTTAAAAGGATGGTGTCTAAAGATGGAACAATCTATATTCAAAAGAAATGATGTTATTTCAACAGATGGAAAAATATTACACCAATGTATTTGTGCTGATGTTGATATAGCTGTGTTTGCTCCTATAGATTTTGACGAAGAAGAAAATTGCAATGTCACACATTACACAGATATGTTTGTAGTTGGGAATTTACCAAGTATTATAGGTGGTTTTAAATATGAAGTTATAACTGGTACTATTCCTGTTAAGGATGGTGAATAAAAATGAAATCATTAGAAAAATACTTCAAAGAAAATAACAATAATGGAATTATCGACTTCAATATAAGAGTAAGTCCTGAAAATAATGGATTCAGATTTTATATTCACCCAGATTCTAAAGATGGTGAAACTCTTGATTATCACGTTAGGGAAAACTTCCTAATACCTGTAGGTGAAAACATAGAAGAGAGAAAGAGAGTATTTGTAACTATTGCTGATGTTGAAACAATGACTTTTGGCGAAGCTATAATGGCCTTGAAACATGGAAAGAAAGTGGCTAGAAAAGGTTGGAATGGTAAACAAATGTTTGTTGTATATCAAAAAGGATATCCACAAGGTATACCATGCAATAAACAGACAGCAGATGCTTTTGGATATAACGAAGGTGATTTATTTAGAGTTAATAATTACCTTCAATTAAAAGGTGCTGATGGTATGCACTTTATGTGGTCACCATCAACAAGCGATGTATTAGCAAACGATTGGTACATAGTAGATTAAAAAATAACTAGACCATTTTCCTTACATCGGGAAGATGGTTTTTTGTTTAATGATGGTTATTCAATAGTCACGCAGACTTAAAAAGCGGAGGGAATACATGGAAGATTTAGAATTATTGCAAGATGAAGGACAGCAAGACCAACCAGAAAAGGTATTTAGCCAAGCGGATGTTGATAGGATAGTTGGTGAACGCTTGCACAGAGAACGCAGTAAGCATGAAACCGAGTTAGCCGAGTACAAAGAAACACTAAACGAGTTAGAAGAATTTGGCTATACTGGAACAGTTCAAGAGAAACGACAAGCAATAAGAGCATACAAGGAAGAACTAAAGAAGGCTCAAGAGTTAGAGTCATTGCAAGACGAAGCAACGCAATCAGGAACGTCACCTGAATTATTGGCGGAGATTAGGGAACTTAAAAAAGAATTGTCGGAAATCAAGGCTGAACGACAGGCCAAAGAAACAGCAATGAAAGAAGAAGTTAGAAAGAATAAGGAATGGGAAGACCAAATCACAGAATTTGAGGAAGCCTATTCAGATGTGGATTTAAAAGAACTTAACAACAATGATAGATTCATCAAGTTTATTAAGGGTAAACAAGGCACATTAAAAGACTTATATGCTGATTTTGTTGATTTTATAGGAGATACAGAAAAGTCAACAATAATCAAAATGAAATCAAAAGAAGCAAGGTCAACAACTTCAAGTAAAGGTTCTGGTGGTTCTGATGGTGGTACGTACGGCCTTAATTCGGAACAACTGGCAACGCTTGAAGATTGGAACAGGAGAAATCCTCAAATGAAGATGTCTCCAAAGGAATTTTCACAATATTACAAATAACGAAAGGATGAATAAGATATGAAACCAGTATATGATAAGAGTGGTTCACAGGTAACATCAATCGGGGAATATGATATTGCAACAGCAACAAATATTCCAATAGGAACAGCCGTTCAATTATCCGCAGGAAAAGTTGTTGCCGCATCCGCAGGATTAACGACTGCAATTTTAGGAGCAACAGCAGAAGCACACACAGGAGCGGCCGATACTTTCAACGTAAGAAATAACGGAACAAAAATAAAGGTTTATGATTCTCCTACGCAAGTATTTGAAACAACTGCACCACAAATCACAGCTACAAGTGGAACTACAACTACAATCGTTGCTACAGGAATAGCTTCATACTCCAATGATGATTTTAATGGTGGATATGCTAAGTTAATTTCTAAGGTTGCAGGTTCAACCAATACCGACCCTGTTGGCACAGTGTATGAAATAACTGATTTCACAGGTAGCTCAACAAAACAATTCACAATCCCAACAGCAGGAGGAGCAGTAACCGCAGGTGATGTGTTCGCAATATTCCCACCTATCGGTTTCGCTCTTGGTAACCTTGATTCAACATTCACAAAATATGATTTGTCAGCAACTGCCGCACTTTGCATTAAAACAGTTGGTAGAGATATCGACAGAAATAAAGTTATGGTAGAAGCAACACTTCATTCAAACGGTAACAAAACTTCTTAATAGTAATTCCATAGAAACAAAACAACCGAGTGACAGCCAATAAGGCTGTTTTTTTATTACCAAAATACGAAAGGATGGTCGAAGAATATGGCTAACAGTAATGTAAATACGGCTTGGAAACAAGACCTTTACCCACTTATTAACAAATCATTTGAATTTAACTATGCAAATAGAATGAACAAACTCCTTGAAATAGTATCCGAAGAGGATATTAACTCTGTCGATTACAGAATGGCAGGGATGGGCGGTTATGGTGAATTAACTTCTTATGATGGTTCTAACCTTAAAGGAATGAATCAGAAGAGAGGTTTCATCACAATCGTAACACCGCAAGAATATGCAGGAAGTATTGACATTCAGTACAAATATGCAAAAATTGACAAATCAGGCGAAGCAAAGAAAGTAGGAACAAGAGCGGCTTATTCCGCACAAATGACTGTATACCTTGCACTACTTAGAATGATGAGTAGAGCATTTAATAGCAATTATGTTGGTGGAGATGGCAAGGCATGGGCGGCAACTGACCATCCTAATGCTTCAAAATCCGACTTGAATGGTGCTAGTGTTGCTGATACTGATAGCGGTACATACTCAAACCTTATTACAACGGCATTAAGTGTATCAGCTATTAACACCGCTCAAAGTGCGGCAAATAGATTCGTTACTCCTGATGGATTGCCTTTTATGTGTGACTTCTGGGATAATGGAATTTTGCTTGTATCACCTGAACTTGAAGCAAAAGCAATTGAAATTTGTGGAAAAGATTCAAAAATGTCACCTGAAAAGTTGCCAGAATCCGCAGAGAACGGAGCTAACCCAATTTACGGCATGAAATATATGGTAATTGGTGGCGGTTCTGATGGCTTCACAGCAAAACAATGGGCGATTGCTGATAGAATGTTGCTAAAAGAATGTGCAAAGATAGTGTATATCACTAGACCAACAGTAAAAGAAACTGATTTGGACAATCCTCTAGTGGCTAGATATGTTCCTTATATCGACTTTGCAACAGCATGGGCAGATGGAAGACCTATTATATTCAGTAATCCTGCATAATGGAAGGGTGATTAAGTTCACCCTCCTTTTATTTTATAAGAAAGCGAGGTAATTACATGGCTACAAGGACAACAACTCCAGTAAGTGTTGGTACTAATTTCCCTAATGGTGTAAATGTTCCAGAAGGCAAGTTATATATAGATAATGTTGGTGTGACTGCATCAGGAGCAGAACTCAACAAAATGGATGGAGTAACCGCAACAACGGCAGAATTAAACAAGTCTTCTTTACTTGCTTCGGCAGATAGAGCAATGAAAGTAGCGAAGGTTGCGTTAGCGATTGCTTCAACAAATGTTTTGTCATGGGCTAATCCAGAATCAAGCGATATTATAATAACTAGATTAGTTGTTAATATTACTACTGCTTCGACAGGAGCATCAACAATAGATTTTGGAACAACCGCAACTACTGCCACAACATCAAGTGATAATTTAATAGATGGTGTTTCTGGTGCTAGTATAACAGCGGTTGATAACGTTGATAACAAAGGTACAAACGGAAAAGCATTACAGAAGTTAGCTTCTGGAAAATGGGTAACAGGAACACAGGCAACAGGAGATATAACAGGAATAGTTGGCTTTGCATATATACATTATTTTGTAATATAAAAAAATGGGGAGTTAACTACTCCCCTAATCTATTAAAAGGAGTGAAAACAATGAGCGGTGTTAGAGATTTATTTGAAAATTCAATGGGACAGAATGGTTTTAATTATATATCAGATACTAGTAAGAGTTCAGCACCTTTGGGATATGTTTACTTTGCGATTCATGCTCTGACTGATGCTGTTTTATCCGCATATACTACGGAAGCGATTATTGGAGGAAATACATTCACAGGTGTTACTATACCAGCAGGAACGATTATATATGGGAGGTTTGTTAGTATAACTCTAACTTCTGGAAGCGTAATAGCTTACAAGGGGGTTTAATAATGCTTGGTTTAGGTATGCAAATAAATAAATATAATGCTCCTTCAAACTTTTTATTAAATAAAATTGTTGGGGATGTTATAGCATTTTCGATAAGGAAAATAAACGATAGAGCAACAAAATGTATCAGAGTTAGAAGAGGTTCAGACAATGCAGAATCAGATATTGGATTTTTAAATGGTACTTTAGATACAGTAAGTCTATTGGCATTTACAGGGGCAGGAAATGGATTTATAAGAACTTGGTATGACCAAAGTGGAAACGGAAATAATGCAATACAATTAACGGCAGGAAATCAACCACAAATTGTTGCTTCTGGTGTTGTTACAGTAAACACTAATAATAAAATTGCTGTAAAGGCTATAAGTGCAAGTAATACATATTTAAGTGTTGCATATAATTCAGCATTTAACGTAGCTACAAATATGTCAATAAATGCGGTACATGACCCTTCTACTACGGGCGGTGGTGGCAATGGTAGAATATTGACAAAGAATGATACAAGTGACTATGCTTTTTACCTAGGTAGCTCAAACGTTATGCGTATGTCTGCAACAACAAATTCAGTTTCACAAGCATATGCTTTGAATACTGTAAATATAAGCACAGCGGTTGTAAATGGAAATTCAACGGCAGATTTTTATTGGAAAGGTGCAAGTGCTGGACAAGATACAAGTATACAAGCTACAACAACTGGTAATAATGATTTACTATTATTTAATAGATCCGCTATTGATAGAAATTATGATGGTTATATATCAGAGATAATAATATTTAATAATCAACTTTCTACTGTAAATAGGAATACGATAGAGAGAAATCAAGCTAGTTATTACGGAGTAACTTTATTATAATGAGGAGGTTAAGGAAATGGGAAAGAAGGTATTGACTGGTGATGGATACACACAAGCCAGACTAGCAGGAATAATGCACGAGGGTTGGTGTATGAAGATTGGAAGAATACCAAATGCAAATGATACTATATATGGTGAGGGAATAATAGTAACAAATTCTTTGACTGGTGACATTGGTTTAGTATGTGATACAGATAATATAAATCATTTACTACCAAACGTACATTCTTCTAGGTTAAAAAGTATTGAGCTAGGGGATGGTTGGGATGATGATACTATAGTTACTGAATAATCCATCAAAAATAAAGATTATAACCTAGAAAGGGATTTTATATGGAAAAATCATTAAGAGCATATCTTATAGTTAATTTATTTTTGGTAATCACTTTATTGATTGCTTTGACAATCCAATCTCGAGCATTAACTATAACAACTATATCCATATCAGAGGTAGAAAGTAAACAGCTTGTAAGTATCATGATTTCACCGACAGAACAAAGCAAGATTAATACATTCACGATAAAGCATAATCGAGCATATAGAAGTGTTAATGATGAAATGTATGTTCTGTTTTCGGCATTGGTTATATGCAAAACAACATCATACGAAGTAACTAAGTATACTCCATATGATGTATTGAAGGGTAAAGCCAATTGTCAAGGTTATAGCGGAATGTTTTACTTGATGATGGAACGTAGAGGAATACCTTGCAGGATAGTCCACAATACAACACATATGTGGAACAGTGTTAAGATTGGTAATGAGTGGGTTCAAATTGATGTACAGGCTTTAGATTTATATATGAATGATGGTTTGGTGAATAAGTTCCTAAGCCGTTAACAGGGGGTGAGTTGGTGAACATTGCACAAGTCAAAGAAAAGGCCATTAAGCTAATAAATTATTACAGTGTATCAGGAACCATTATTACCGCAAGTGACCCTAATTATTCAGATTATGTGTTAAGGATGCCCTCGTTAATAGATTCAGCACAAAAGGAAATAGCTACAACGGCAAAGAGTATTAGAAAGCAACACGCAATAAGTCAAAATCCTATCATTTCACAGCTCAATAATCCAACATATAACTTTGATATAGTTCAACACTTGAAAGAAGATATAAGTTATTCAGCCACAGGAAGCAAGGCATATACCTTCAAGGTTGATAATCCTGCAACGATTTATATTGAGGAATCAGCCGACAGTGGCGAGAATTGGACGGTGTTAGACACTATAACTCACACAACACCGAAAGGTAAATTCACAGAATACAAGGATTTAATTACCTTATCGGATGATGAATATTTGGCACGAATACGATTCAGTGGGGATTATGTGTATAACCTCCGTGACGTAGCTTTATTTGACGTAAACTTTGCCAGTGATGCAGACATACCGCAGTATAAGGCATATGTAGAGTATACAATGCCGACAGACTTTTATAAACTTGTTAATGTAAGTTGTTTTGGACAGAATATCGAAGGTAAATCATACCGAGCATACACAGATTTTTACTGGAATAAAACAAATGTCTTATCAGTTAACTACTATAAAACTTGTGAATTTGATATAGATTATATTGCATATCCAACGACAATAACTGATGCAACGGCAGACAACACCGAATTAGAAATTGACTTGGAAGCACAGGAAGCTATTCCTTATTACGTTGCTTCTCACATGATGATGGATGAAAACGGAAATATAAATAATAAACTTTACGCAATGTATCAAGGTAAAGTCGCTAATTTGAATGACAATACTCCGAACGGCTCAACACAGATACTCAATACTATGTATGTAAACAATCAGCTTAACAATAATTCGTTGCGAAAATATGTAATGACGAGGTGATAATATGGCGGTCGTAAATGCTTCTGTAAGTGATATAACGGCTGATGTTGCATTGGCAACGAGTAAGCCTAAAATAAAAGATAATTTTGATGATTTACTGGCGAATGATGTAGCCATAGAAGCAAGGGAAACAGTTCTGGAAGGTGGAAGTTTTGTAGGTGCTTCTCGTTGGGATGATATAATAGTTCCGTGTAATGCTTTGATTGGTGGTGCTTCGGCTCCTGACTTAACAACTTTTCAAGGAACGATACAATTATATACTTTTGATGGTGGCTCAACAACCGAAGAAGTTATGGGGGTTATAGAATTACCTCATGATTACAAGGAAGGTACAGACCTAAGACCACATATACACTGGTCACCGAGTAATACGGCAGGCGGTAATGTTAAGTGGCAATTAACATATACCAGAGCTTCCAAAGATGGAACATTTCCTGCTACATCAACAATATCTGTTACGGCGGCGGTAGGAACAACGGCTTTAGTTCATTTAGCAAATGAGTTTACTGTCATAACTGGAACAGGATTCAAGATAGGCGATATAATAGCATTTAGATTATTCAGAGACCCTACAGACGTTGCAGATACTTATGGTAGTGATGCTTTTTTGCTAAGTCTTGGTATACATTATAAAGTTGATTCCACAGGTTCGGTAAACGTATTTACAAAAACATAAAAGGGGGGTAATGATATGGCTTACAGGTCAATACCTCTTCCTATGGAAGCAGAGCAAGAACTATTAGAGAAGCAATTTATATTAAATGGTGGTATAAACTTAACTGATTTACCGCAGAAACTAGCAGATAATCAAAGTCCTGATTTGCTAAATGTGTGGTTTGCTGATAGGATATTAGGGAAGCGGTTAGGGCAAGAATATTTGTATAATGAAGATGAATTTGAATTCCCAGTACACAGATTCCACAGAACGTTGTATAAAAATAAAATAATATTCCATGCAGGAACTAAACTATATTCCATTGATATGACCGATATAGCTGAAACATTAGACGTATGGTCAACGGCTGAATGGGCAACGGCTGAATGGGGTAACTTCCTTGAAATATATGAAGGTTTAACTTCTCAAAAGGGAAGTTTTTTTGTTATATACGATAAATTGTATTATATAAATGGTGCTGAATGGGTCGTGTATGATGGTAGCACATGTTCAACTATAACTCCATATGTACCGAATGTGTTAACGGCTACCGCTCCAACAGGGGCAGGAACAGCAGACGAGGAATATAATAGGGTTGGTGCAGGATTTTCAGTTAAGTTTAATGGTAATGGTTCGGCTACGGTATACACATTGCCACAAACTAGCCTAGATGCAACGGAAGTTACAGTTACTATTGGTGGGGTTGCGAAGACAGAAGGAACACATTTTACTGTTGACAGGACAGCAGGAACAGTAAACTTTGGAGCAGGAACAACACCACATGGAGCACCTACAAGCGGAACGAATAACGTTATCATTACGGCATATAAAACTAATACCACCGAAAGAGACAGCGTACTAGGGTGTAGATATGCCCTAGAATATGGCGATAATAAAAATATTGTATTCCTTACTGGAAATGGAACTGGAGAAGTTTACTGGTCTGAAACTGGATTACCGACATACATTCGTGAGAGTAACACTAATACCCTTGGTGATACTAATGAGGATTGTCATGGTCTTGGTATACAATATGATACGTTGTGTGTGTTCAAGGCTAGGACAATATTTAGTGTGACACAGATTACAAGTGATACAGACTTAGCGGAGTTTGCTTTTAAGATTGTCAATGACACAATAGGCTGTGATATACCGTATAGTATACAGTTAATTAATAACCGTCTAACATGGGCGAATACTTACGGCGGTGTATATACATTGACTTCTACTCTTGAAAAAGACGAAAAGAATGTTAAACCTCTATCAAGGAACGTGAATGGAAATACTTATCAACAGGGTTTCCTACAAGAAACATTAGCGAATAAACAGATTGCCGTATCACATGATTTTGTAAACAAGTCACAATATTGGTTATGTGTGAATGGTACTGTTTACATGTGGGATTATGGACTAACTCCATATAATGACACAGGGAATTTAGAAGCTGACCAGTTCACATTGTCATGGTGGATATTTGATAATATCTATGCTAATTGCTTCTTTGAGAACGCAGGAAATCTTTATCATGGCTTTGTTGACAAGGGTAATATATCACACTATATTGAATCGTTTAACGACTTTGACGGTGCTATAAATGGATATTACACTATTCCACTAAGAGATTTTGGAAGTTCGACAATGTTAAAGCATGTCAAGAGTTTAAGTATTACTTGTAGGACAGACACGTATACCTCTATCAATATTGATTATTTCAGCGAGAGAGAAGAACGGACAGAAGCTAATCCGATTGTATTGGGTTCTTTTTCTTGGGCTAGGTTCTCATGGGCTACATTCGTGTGGTCTGTAATTAAATATGGAAAATCATTTACACGTTATCCTAACTTCAAACATTGCCTTTATTGGGGTGCTAAGTTTTACAACAACGAAGTAAATAGGGATTTATCAATAATAGACATTTCATGTAGGTTCATATTCAGTAAGAAAATAAAATAAGGAGTTGATATTATGGCATTAACACCGTTTGCCTTTGACCCTACTGATGGGTTGAGGAACACTTCAACATATCCTACGACACCAGATAATGAGACTGATGCAAGAGACCAAATACAAACACCATTAGATGAACTAAAAGATGGGTTAAATACGGTTATAAATGCTGTTGATACAGATGCTACTTTAACGGCTGATAGTGATGATAAAATACCTTCTCAAAAAGCGGTAAAGAGTTTTGTGGAAAACAAAAGAGCAAATGGGAGAACTGTTTATAATGGTGTTGTTGCTACTACAGGAACAACAATAAGTATACCGCTAGGAATATCGGCTAAACAAGGAAGTTTTATTGCTAGAAGCACGACTTCAAACAAAGGTGTTTTTGTTAATTTCAGTGATGATATTAATTATGCTTCTTCTATATCAACTATATCAGAAATTGATAATTCGCTTGCAATGGGAGTATATGCTTATGTAAGTGATTCTCGATTATCTTACTATCTTAGCTCGTCAACACCCCAAGTATATATAAAGTCGGCTAAAATAAACGGTACAAATTTAGAAATTGTCGTAGATACTGACAATGTTAGCAATCAAACTATATATTTATATATAAGTTGGGAAGCAATAGGATAGCCATATAATCGAAAGGAGTTGTTCAAATGGCCTATACAGAAGCACAACTTAAAGCACAACTAGCAAACGCACAGAGAACTAATAATAATTCACAATCAAGTCAAGCAACAATATCGAGAATAACAAATGAACTCAATGCCTTAAAAACATCTTCTACACCAAAG